AGAACACTCCGCATCTCTTTATCAAACTCTTCTACAAATTCTACTCGCACAGAAACAGCAACAGTTTCAATCACAGACTCAACAATTTCAACAATTTCAACAGATTCAACAGAGGACATTCTTTACAAGTTTTTGGTACTATCTTTTCACTGTTAAAGACATTTCAATTTTTTTATTTACGTAAGGACACTTTCATCATAACACAAAAAAATAATATATTTTGTGTTGTGTTGTATAATACTGGATATATAGCAATGGATAATTTAATCATTCTGCAGTTCCTCCTCCAAGGTTCCAAAAAGGTCTTCGTATAGATACTTGAATTTCCAAATGTTGCGAGGATGCCATACATTGGCCATGAGTTCTTTTCTAATACCAGATCTAGAAAACCAATTCTGTAATTGTTTCCGAATGAAGTCCGGTTTTCTTTTTGTCATTGGATTACAGCTAACCCACTCCCAAGCCCATGGCTTGTCTAGATTTTCTTGAATAATATCCCACGTTATGTTCGGATTTTCAGTAACTATATCCCAATCCCAAGGTTCATCTGGATTTGATTGAATAATATCCCAAGTGATATTTGGAAGACGACTAATATAAAACCAATGCCAAGGTTTGTCTGGATTTTCTTGAATTATTTTCCAAGTGATGTTTGGGTTTTCACCCATTTCATCCCAATCCCACGGCTCATCTGGATTATCTTGAATTATGTCCCATGTGATGCTTTGATTTTTACTAATTAAATGCCAACGCCAAGGATTTTCAGGATTTTCTTTAATAATGTCCCAAGTGATGTTTGGATTCATACTAATACCACACCAATCCCAAGGAATATTAGGATTATTTGTGATGATGTCCCAAGTGATGGTTGGAAGACGACTAATACCAGACCAATTCCAAGAAATGTATGGATTATTTGTGATGATGTCCCAAGTAATGTTTGGGTTTTCGCTAATCCTATACCAATTCCAAGGTTTGTCTGGATTTTCTTGAATTATTTTCCAAGTGATGTTTGGATTTCTACTAATACCACACCAATCCCAAGGGTTATCTGGGTTCGCCATTATGATGTCCCAAGTAACGTTTGGATTTGAACTAATACCATACCAATACCAAGGTTTGCCTGGATTATCAAGAATAAACTGAAACCATTCTTGACACCAATCATGTTCGGCTTTTTTTAATGCGAGGTTGTAAGAAAAAGCAATATCGTTTTGAGAAATAAGTTCAGTGTTCATCTGTAAAGATATTAAGATTTTGTTGATAATTTCATTTAAAAAATAAAAGACCTTCATTTTTTTTTATTACACAGTCTTAATAAAAAAATATATATTAGAAAATTAAGTTATATAAAGTTATATTTCTTACCTGGTAGTATTCGTGTTATTATATTCCACAAGTTTAGTGTAAATATTTAATTCTTCTTAGCTTTGCTTTTTCTTCGCATTTCTTCTTGTTCAAGTTTCAATCTTTCTGCTTTGGCAACTTGTTTTTGATATTCTTCCTGTTCTCTTTTTTTTTGGTGAAGAGACTTATTTGCAGACTTGGTTATTTGTTGTTTTGTAACTACTTTCTTTTGAGGTTTCATAAGACGTGTATATTCTTCTTCCATTTGTTCAATCAATTTCTCTCTATCTTTTACCATTGGATATACACGAGACTTGAAGGTCATGTAAATTGTCTTCTGAGATTTTTCAACAAGATGGGCGTAGTCATTTGCGCTGTAAGAATTATTTTTAATATTTAAAATTTGGACATCACGTTTATAGAGGACAACAACACCAGCACGCATTACCTCAAGTAAGGTATTTAGGTCTTCAGTTATTGCGTTATAATTATTTATTAGATGGCTTGGAAGACAGTTTAGTTTGGCTTGAGAAATACCGGGTTTTACTTCAATTGAGAATCCTTTGTTAAACCATTCCATATGTTCTTCCAAATTAAACTCATTCGGAAAGAGAGTGGTATTATTGGAAATTGGAACATTTACATTTAATTCTGTTATATCCTCATAGGAAATTTTAAGTAAACCTTTCTGTTTTGTTATTTTGAGCATTTTAGTTGTTGTGTGTTGAGTATTCGCAGTTATGTGTTATTAGTATTTAACATATAACTATTTCAATTTTATTAATTACAGATTATAATTATTTTACAGTAATAAACATGTTATTTACACCAGTAATTGGAAATACAGACCTATATCCCAGTTCTTTAACAATATATTTAAACAACTCTGGATTATTTGGAGTATTAGATTCAAAGATAATTGTGGGATTTCCACTGCGTTTAATTGTTTCCACAGACCCCTTTAGACAATCCAACTCATTGCCCTCAATATCCATCTTAATGAATCCCACATTATCTAACTGGAATGAATCAAGGGTTCTAATCTCAATTTCTTCCACACCCAATACCTGAGAGTTCTGTGGTTGTATGGAAGAACCTCCTCCATCGGGGCTAATGATATTTAATGTTTTTATTCCGACTTGTTCTGGAGAACCTAACCCTACACGAATACACTCCACATTCTTCTTGTTAGATAGGCAAACACTACCACACAGAGCATAATATGTTTGTTGTTGTGGTTCAAAACTGTAGACTTTTTTACACAGGTCTGATAGACATAAACTATATGTTCCAGAGTGAGCTCCAATATCCAAGAATATTTGATTTTTATTGCAGTACTGCTTACACCATTCAATAAGGGAGCTTTCAAATAGTCCATGTGTAGAATAATACCCAATGTTGTTGTATGGAAGAATGAATGTTAATGGGGAATTGATTACATGGATTTGATGATCTGTGGTATCATCAACTCGGTCACTCTTGGGTTTTGAGAGAATAAAGTATTTAGTTGACATATAAAGAAATATCACAGATCCTTCTTTAAATGAAAATTAATTAAATAATATAAACTGTATTATACCGTGATGAATGATGGTAGAGTTTCACCAAACACACATATTATTTTATATCATACATATATGATACCATTTATTGTAGCAACATTAGCACCAATAGTAAATTCAATACAATTATTTCCACAATTGTATAAAACTTATATAACAAAAAGTGTAAAAGATTTATCATTATATTCGTTATCACTCATTTTAATTACTAATTTTCTTTGGTTGCTACATGGGTATTTTATAATGGATATTTCACTAATTGTGTCAGGTATAGTTAGCATGATGATAAATGTGTCACTGTTAATATTATATTTTATTTACAGAAAAAATAAGAGTTTAAATGAGAAAAGGTGTAAATTAAAATGACCCATGAATAATATCCAGTTATGTTTGTTCTTGTTCTTTTTCAACTTCAGAAAACCATGAAGTAAGAACTTTATAATCTTTGGGGTCTTTATCTTTATCTACTGAAACAATTAAGTTATGAGTCCCACCCAAATACCCACTTCCAGCAATAAGAAAACCACTTGTTGCGTCTTGACCATAAACCTTATATAAATTCTCATTGTGTGTAATCAATTCAATAAATTTTGTGTTATAGAGCACATTTTTTAATAAGATAAATTTACGAGTTGACATTGTATTGAGACTATAGCAATGGACCATCTTTATATATATTTTATAATAGATGTAATACATATTGGAGAGAAATCCAAATATAATTCAATTAAAGACTTTTTACAATACTATTATAAATGGACCACAATAATAACAATGTTCCTGTTGCCATGTTAAAACAGTATATTGATATACAAAATAATATTGCTTCTCATAAAGCTCAAATTAAAACTCTTCAACAAAATTCTAGCGAATTATCTAAACATATTATCCAATATATGAATACTTCCAAACTGGAACAAATCAACACCACACAGAACATCATCCAGGTTAAAGAAGTACACAAAGCAATAGGTGTAAATCGCCAAGTACTAGAAGCAGTTGCCAATGAACTGAGGATACCACCAGATACTCTATTTGAAACTATTAAGAAACATCAAAAATTAATTGCATCTAATCAAAGCACCTCACAATCTCTTGCTTTGAAAGCTAAAAAATAAATATTTATATTAATACCATTGAAATATTATATCTGTAATGTTTCAATATAGAATACTTACACGTTGCTTAATGAGTTCCTTCATTATCAAGATTCCACAGCTTGAATATGTTGGTGTAACACCTGTTAAAATATAATAAACATAACATATATTTATTATAAATTAAATGTCAGAATTTTCAATTATGGAAGATTTCATAGCACAGTTTGATATTGAAACTCATCTAGATAATTACTTGAATGAATTACCAGAGGATACAGACCACATTACAATATCAAATCAAAATTTAACTAGAGTTCCTTCTCTCTCCAGATTTAAAAAACTAGATTATTTGAACATTAGCAATAATCAATTAACCGAATTACCAGAATTACCAGAAAGCATTACCACATTATATGTGGATCAAAATAATATAACACACCTTCCAATCTTACCAAATAGACTAGTTTATTTGGAATGTTCTAATAATAATTTGGAATATTTACCAGAGTTGCCAAACAACCTAGGGTTTTTGTATTGTGGAAACAACTCTATTATTCGTTTGCCTAATTTACCAGAAAATCTTAGTATACTTTACTGTGCAAATAATAAGTTAACACACTTACCAAATTTGCCAAGCCAACTGGTCTATCTTTTTTGCAAGAACAATTGCTTAACATATTTGCCTACCTTACCAGATGGGTTAACGTGTCTGGAATGTGAAATAAATAATATACGAGAGCTTCCACCATTACCGTATAACTTAGAGGTTCTTGTATGTTGCAGCAATCAAATTACCTTTATTCCAGAACTACCAGCTAAGTTAAATGTTATGTATTGTTCTGAAAATCCATTGTCATGTCTTCCAAATCTTCCAAATGAGTTAACATATTTAGTTTGTAAGAACTGTAATATAACAAGGGTTCTATCATTTCCAGAGACATTATGTTATGTGAATATTAGATATAATCCATTAAGAACAATAGGACTTTTACCATCTAATATGATTGATATAAAATTGGAAGAAACCAAAATATATGAGATTATAGGACCAATCAAAAACCCAGTAAATAGCACAGTTGTAAATGTAATTAATTCAAGATTAACTGTTTTAAATGCGTTCAGAGAGTTGTATTATTACATTAAATTCAAGAAAAAGCTCAGAGATTGGCTATGGCTCAAGGTAAGGCTTCCACGGATTGAACGTATGAATCACCCAACAATACTAAGGAACGCTTTAGAGAACGTAGAAAAGGATGAAGAGTTTGAAGAAACAATTAAGAATTTTGGAAAATAAAAATTGAATTTATTTATATACCTTTTGTAAATTAAAACAAAGTATCACTAAGCATGGAGAGAATTTTATCCCTTAACGAACAAGCCGAAATGTCAAGCATTATGTGGGCTGAAAAAATACTATCAATTTATCCAACTACCACCAAAGCTATATATTTAAGCAATTATGGTTTTAAAGCATTTCCCTCTCTCGCAAAATATACAAATCTTGAAATCCTCAGCATTACTGACAACTCATTAACTGAACTACCAGAACTTCCACCAAGCCTTAAGGTTTTGTATTGTGGTAATGGGTGCTCCCAGTCTAAAGGTTCTAAAGGAAATAACCGCATCAAAGACTTTTCAAAATTGCCTGAAGGACTAAAGGTTCTTTCTTGTTCCAATAGCAAACTAACGCACCTTGGAGAATTACCGATTAAATTACAACAATTAATTGCTGATGACAATTTACTGAGTTCTTTACCAGTATTGCCATCTACTCTTACTCATTTGGAGGTTACTCGTAATTGTTTGGAGAGATTGCCTGAACTTCCTGAAAGCCTTGAAATACTTCGTGCGGAGAATAATCTTTTAACTGAACTTCCTGATTTTCCACATGGCATAAAGGTTATTAATGTTAGAATAAATAACTTGGTTTCTATTCCAGAGTTGCCTACATCACTTTCAATGTTAGATGTTGGTTGTACTAACATTACTCATTTGCCAGAGCTTCCGGATGGTCTTAGAAACTTCTTATGCGACAATACTCCCAATCTCTATGAATTACCAAACTTTTCAAAAACTCTAATATACATAGATGTTTCTGCAAATCCATTATTGACAAGTTTCCCAAGATTTCCAGATAATATTGAGACCTTTACTGCAAATAACTGTATTGGAATTACAGAATTGCCTAATATCAATCACTGCCATTATTTACAAGATCTTAATGTATCTAATTGTAGTATTACAAGACTTCCACAATTGCCAAACACAATTGAATACCTTGATGTAGAGGGTAACCCAATATATATTATGAAAAATATTCCAGAAGCGTTAAATCCAATGGAGAGCAGTATTGAAGGCATTCCTATATTTAAAGAAGTACTCTACACAGATGAACATGAATTTGATGATTATTATAGATTTGAATTGGCGAGAGAAAAACTGAATACACTCAACAGATTTCGTGAGTTCCGATATGAAACTATGTTCAAAGAAAAATTGAGAAACTGGTTATGGCTTAAGGTAAGGCTTCCACGGATTGAACGCGTTAATCATCCTGACAGATTACGAGAAGCTTTGGAGAATTCCGACTCAGAAGATGAACTTATAAATGCGGTAGAAACCTTTGCGACATCAACCAACCACTCTCTCTAAATGTTATACTTAAAAATATTCAAACACAAAAAATAGTATCTATAAACTTTATGTAATATATGCTACAATAAAAACAATAATTATATATTTTTTTCTTATGTAATAAAATAAAAATATAAAATTGAATTAAACATACTAAGAAAATCCTGAATAAATTATATTATACAACATGGAACTTAATAAACTAACAAAGCGTGAACTTTTGGAAAAGTGTCAAGAAAAAGGAATTTCCAAGTGCAAATCAAAAACCAAAGAGCAACTAATAAATTTACTGGAAACAACTACTATGGAAAATCTAAAAAATAAATCAACAAAGAAAACAAAAATTGTTATAGATGACACAGAAGAGTATGACAACACACTCTGTAATGAAGTTATTACTACACAGGTAGTAGAAAATTCAAAAGAAAGTGAGGTAGAGAATACGAATTTACAGGTAAATAAAATATATAATGAAGACTGTGTAATTGGACTGGCCAAGCTTCCGAACAATATAGCAGACATAATTATATGCGATCCTCCATACAATATTGGAAAGGACTTTGGAAATGATAGTGACAAGCAACCAATGGATGAATATCTGTTATGGTGTGACAGTTGGATAAGAGAATGCTTAAGAATATTGAAACCAAATGGTACACTTTACATATATGGTTTCAGTGAAAATCTGGCTTTTATAAGAACTCGTATTACGTGTAATGTGAGATGGCTAATATGGCATTACACAAATAAGGTAACTCCTTCTCTTAATTTCTGGCAAAGAACCCATGAAAGTATTTTATGCTGTTATAAAGAGAAACCGCTATTTAATCGTGATGACGTCAGAGAGCCTTACACAGAAACATTCTTAAAGAATGCGGCAGGAAAAGTTAGGAAACCTACTGTGGGAAGATTTAGCAATGGAGAGAAGGAAACTACATACACAGCGCATGAAGGTGGGGCATTGCCAAGAGATGTTATAAAAGTTCCTGCGTTAGCTGGAGGAGCCGGTAAAAAAGAACGTGTAGACCATCCTACACAAAAACCATTAACATTGTGTGATACATTGATAAAGGCATCAATCAATAAAACAACAAATACTCTATTAGTAGTTCCCTTTGTTGGTTCAGGTTCTGAATGTGTTTCCGCAAAAAAAAATAGCATAGATTTTATTGGATTTGAAATTAATAGTGAATATATAACCATTGCGAATAATAGATTGTCCTCGGTGAATGATTAGAACTTATATACCATTTAGCTTATCATGTAACATAATATAATTATATTTTGGAGTATTGTCAACAGTTGCACTGGATACTATAAATTTTTTTATTTCACTTGTAAGTTCCAGATGTATCCATAACTGTGATGACATGCTAAATGTAACAGACATTCTACACCCATTGATTTCGTTTGTTGTCCATCCGGTTTGATTATCTTTATTCTTTCCTCTTTTTCCAATAGAAGGCTCCCATGTATAAGTAGCAGGGTCTAACACAAAGTAATCGCTTGGAATTAAAAACCAATCATATGATATGGTTGAGTGATTTTTTTCGTCTCTTACTATGATAGAGTAATAATCAAAATTCTTTCTTTTGTTTATTTCTTCAATAATGGCTTCTGGAGTTCCACAATTCTTATCACTACAGACAGTTGTTAGACGATAAGAACTTATATCAATATGGGTTTTACCTGTGTTATACTTTGCAGATTTGTTACTTAATCTTCCAAATGTGCTATTGATGTCCATACCAGATGAGTGGCTACCATCGCTTTTGGAAGAAATTCCTACACCCAATGAAGATAATATCACAGTGTTAATATCTTCCCATATGGTTTCATTTATTGGAGATGTATTTATTGTGTGATATCCAGACACACATTTTTTAAAATTTATATCAACAAGTTCATAGTTTTCGCAAATTAGTTTAACATAAGGTTCAGTGGTATCTTGTTCAGTGGTATCTTGTTCAATGGTATTGTTAACTGTAGAGATATCAGAAGCAAGTATATATTCTGATCCATCAAAGTCGTTTTTAAGTTTTGAAGTTTTAATATTCGCAATAGATGAAGTTCTTTTTTTAGAAGTATTTGTAGTAAAATTGATTTCCATTTTTAAAAGACCCAAATTATTTATAACTAAATCATTTTTTATAAATAACTAAATACCACATATTAAATTCCACATACAAAATGAAAATATATTAATATACTTCAATGTGTGTCATTAACATTTAGCTCTTCTTCT